TCTTACTATTATCATAAACACTATCATGTGTTTCTTTTATAGTTCCTTCTTTAAATTTCTGCATTCCCCAATATCTAAAGGTAAGATTAGGGGTATAATAATCAATAGGAACATCTTTCAAAGTATGAATAAATCCCCCTGATGGAATATTAGAATTAACCATATATAAATATCTTAAATCGGAACCATACACGGCATCTTCCTCCTCATTAGTATCAACGCTTCCTAATACTACTGGAAAACTAGGAGCAAGAGTAATTATAGTATTTTCATTGTTAGAAGCATTTATATTTAAAACATTAAAATGCATACTAGAAACTGTTTGTGTGTTTTTGTAATCAATAGATGCTCTATTTTCTTTACTTAATTTCATTGCAAAACTAGAATCTAACCCTTCACTTATTGATTTAATATCTGTAATATCATAACCAATTGTATTATCCTCCTTATAAGAACCTGTAGCAGATGTGTTTAATAATTTGGAAAAAGCAAAGGAAGAATCATATTCAATTTTTTCTCCATCATTAAATATTAATCCACCGTTGCCTACACTTGAAAAATCAGTAGGATATTTAGTTGATTTTATATTAGCAGATAATGCTTTTGTTCCTGTTAAATAATTGCTATCTGATAATTTTATTAGCCAAATGGAATCCTCCCCATTTGTAGTAATTGAATTTCCTGTATAACCCTTTAATGTAACAACTTGTGTAGAAGTTCCTGTAATTGTATCTATTTCACCTAATAATTGCCAACTATCATTAAACAGTAAATCGTATTTTTTCATTAAGGAGGGTATATATTCATTATTATCTGTAGCCCAAGTAAATTCAATTGGATTTGTATTATTAGAAGGGGTAAATTTATTAATCGGCGTATCAAAAATTGGCGCAAAACTAGAATATATTATATCATCTGTTTTATGTAAATTCTTATTAGTTGTATTATTTAATAATACCCCTGTATTATCCCTACCATTTATTGTATAAGTTATATTGCCATTATCATGTTTTGAAACTATATCTTCAACAGTTCCATTAAAAATATCTTCTTCTACACAATAACCCCCTTGATAATAATACATAAATTCTTTCTTTTGGTTATCTGGTTGGTATAATGTTTTACTCGTCAATAATTTTATATGATTATGCGATTTATCCCCATAGTCTATTTCTATATCATAACCATAAAACTCTTGATTTAATAAAATTAATTTTCTTTTGTATAGTGAATTATCTTTTTTACTAATAGTATTTTCATTTATTGTTAATCGTTGTAATGTATTGCTTTCATATACTACTTCTGTATCTATTGGGCAGTTAGTGTTAAGACCACCATTCCAAGCCATGATATATACATCAGCCCCAGTAAAACTAGGTAAATCAGATTGTTGAGATAATGCAGACCACATTTTATCCTTTATTTCTTTTTTATATGTGATTCTTATATGTTGTGTTTTATTTACTACTGAAATCTCAGACACTGAACTAACATAATAATATATATCGTTTACCTTCAATATTGTTCCTGTTTTAATTACTTGATTTGTTCCATAATCAATTGTTGGTCGCCAATCTAATTTTATTATATTATCAGTATCGTCATCAGTTAAATCAAGATATGGAAATTCATTAATGTTATTTAAAACAATATTAAAAGTTGGGCCGATTGAGTTATAATCACTTGTTCCGGTGTATGATAATTTAATATCTGATGTATTGCCAGTATGAAGGGAACTACTAATAATATATTTTTCGTCTTCTTTTAGTTTTAAGAATTGTATTCCGTTACTATCTAATATATTTGTGGTAGCAAATTGACTAATTTTATTCTTTGGGTTATTCACAGAAACCCCTATAACTGGATTTACAGCATTATTCTTTTTATGTGAGTCTTTATAATATAAATACCTCGTTGGCCCTGATAAATTGGCATGTCGGGCATTAGCATTATTAGCAGTAGTATAAGAACTATGAGTTGAAGCATAATCATTTGCTTGTCTTTTACAATTTCTAAATGCGTCTTTCCAATTTGAAGGGTCAAAAGTATAGTCCTCATCTATTTCAATATCTGTTGGACTATCAGTGCTTCCTATTTCTCCATCTTTAATATATACATTATCTACTAATACTGCATTTTGATTCATTCGACCATAATCTTCAATTATAGTTCCATATTCTCTTTCAGTTCTAAATACTGATTGATGTGTTGTTCTTCCTTTTGATAGAGATACTGATGCAGGAAATCCATTACCATCAACAGGCATATTATTTCTAATATAATCCAATGTAATTGTATTGCCACTAATACTTGCAACATTTCCTATGTGTGCTTTAGTGTCATTTCTAAATAGGCTTTGTCCAATAATCCAACTAGCGTTTGCTTGAGTAATAGTTAAAGTAGAACCATAAGCAGTAGCATTAGAAGTTCCCGATACACCATTAACAGCCCAATCAAAACACCTACAGGTAGTTAAATTATATTTTGAGCCATAATCTAATTGGTCTTTATTTTGTAATCTATCATTATAGAAATACCAAGTAGGCGTTGATACTTCACTGCCAGCATCGTATTTATCTGTAATAAAATCAAAATTGGTATCATCTGTTGATGCTGCGGGATTTGGACTTGCCCCTCCTATTTCTGTTCCATCTCCTCTAAGTCCATAACTTACAGCAACTACGCTAGTATCAGTTATTAATGGCCCTTTGTATATTTCAAAATTAGTATATCTTGCTATTGTTTCTGGATATTTAGGTTCAAATTCAAACCCATCGCCATGCTCATCAAAGGATACTATCTTTGTAATCTTAGCAAAATGTGGCCTTATTGATGGGCGTTTATCTGTTGCTGAATGTGCTATTTGTGGATTTATTAGAACGAAATAATCATTGGTATCTAAGTCAATATTGATGCTAGTATTCCCAACTAATAACTGATTCGCGTGACTAGCAGCATTTGTTGCGCTTTTAGTAGAATAAGTCCTAATTTTAAATGGTGCTGTCTGTTGTCGATTTTGACCATAAATAGCATCAGTTACTATATTTGCAGGGTTAGTGCTGGGATAAACTCGATTTACAATTGCAGTTTTATTATCATTAGAAATTTCACCATCATAATGAGTGTTTCTAATTTCAAAAAAGTTAGCAGATATTCCATTATGTTCTGCTGTAATATTAGTGCATTTAAGTATAGGATTAACTGAAGTGTTCTTAAATGCTACATTATCAGTAAATGCATTTCTTTTAAGTGCAAACGTATAATCTACATTAGCATTACCATATTTATCATTATTTAATACATATACATATCTTTCCATCATAAATCACCAAACCTATAATAGAAAATAGTATCATTGTATCCAACATTTAATGTGCTTGAGGATAGGGTAGGTTCTGGTCTCCTATACATTGCAATTTCATAAAGTTCTCCCATAAATTGAGTATTAAATTCAGAATCTGGGTCTCTACCAATATAGCAATCAGTCGTGCCAAAATTGAAATCTGTAATAGTTACTTTTTCTTCAACCAATAAAGTATTGTTGATAAATAATCTTATTTTCCCATCAATGTGTAAACAACAAGTTATTTTATACATTGTCTCTAAATAAGTAGCCTCTTTTGGTTGGGAATAATATACACTTCTGGTTGATTGGGGAGTATCTAAAGTTAATTTTCCATTATCACTATCTACAACTGTTACTTTACCAATTGATGTTCCGGTATTATCAAATAATTCTGTTCCTACTGCTACTTTATTAACATTACTTGCAGTGGCTAATGCTATTATAGCCCCACTATCTAATGTGGCTGCATCTAATAGTCTTAAAGAAGTAGAAATTCCATTATATATACCAGTTAAATCTGAATACCCAAACAATTCATTTCTAGAAGAAATAATAGTTCCGGTTTCTATTGGTGTTTCAGTTCCAACTTTAGCACACAATTTATATTCAGCAGGCTGATTAAAATTATTATCAGTAGTATTTTGTAAATATAATTCAAAACCATCACTATGGAATAACATCATTTTATGTGTATTCCTTTGAGTAGGAGTAAAATAATCCTGACTTTGGTAATGAGTTAAATTAGAATTATCAATATTAACACTAGGAGGTGTTTTTTCAGAAGTAGTAACACCTGTTGCTGTGCTTCCTTTTGAACCAAAGCCATTTACATCATAAGGTGTAATTATTGCTTCAATAGTAAAAGAGTCATTATGACCCCAAATTCCCTGTCTTAAATCTATATGTGTGCCGGTGTTGGCATTTTTATCAGCATAATTCATTTGTAAATAACCGTCACACATCACAGGAAACACTAATGATTTTGTATTGCCTACAAATACCCCTGGCATATTTATTCCTCAAAATGTAGTGTTGATAAGGTCTGAAACTAATGTGGTTGACTGAATAAATGTCATGTTAAATCCAATATGGGGTGTTTCTGCCCCTGCTATATCTGTGCTAAAAGAAGAAACAAATCCTCTAATTCCTTGTATTTCATCATCTGTATTTTTGAAATAATCAAATGTTTTCTTTGTATGGCCAAAAGACCAAGAAGTAACGTCATAACTTCTATTAGCGAAATGGAAGGGAATGAGTGGTAAGTCTTCTAATGGGGTATCTGGTGTCACATTAATATGGCCTGTTTCATCTGTAGTATTCCTATATTCATAATTATTATCTGCTCTACTAGGTATTAATATAATTAACTTACTAATATTTTGGTCTTCATGAACAAATGAAGAATCAACATATGAATGTAACATTTGAGCAATTTCATAAGAAGTTAGTTTAACTGTTACAGCCTCTGTTTCATCTCCTCCTCTATGTTTGGTAATTTCTTGTTCATAAATTTTACCGGTTAATGTTATTTCTTTTCTTGCTGAACCTAAATCCATAACCATTGAAGCAGATTCTCCTGAAATCACACCCGAAAATGGTATATCAAAAGGGAATGCATTTTTTGATGTGCTAATACCAATGGATTCACACATTAAAGATATTCTATTTGTTCCAATGCTATGCCCAGCACCTTTAACAGAAGCCCTCCTGCTTAATTCAATCATTACTCTATTTGTTGCGTCAACCATTTTAGAATCCCATTCCTGTTGTTCCTGTTCTATTCATTCTTAGATTAATTTCTCTTGCTACTTTAGTTGCTATATCTTTTATTTCAGAATCAGAAGCACCAACTCTACCGCTAACATGAACATGTATAGTATTACCACCCATTCTCATAGAATCAGCATTAGAATGGACTCTAGCACCTCTTGGTAAATTAACTAATTCAGGGCCACGTTCACCTACTAATGATAATCCTCCCCCACTAATTCCTCCTTTGTGGAAACCAGGTATTCTATCTTTAATAGCCTTACCAATTCCTTTAATTATTGTTTTAGCCATATTAGCCAATACCTTAACAATTTCTTTAACTATAACCCATAATAATTTTATTAATACCTTTACTACATTTAAAAGCAATTTAAATACAGCAGGCAGTAATCGAGTGAACCATATTTTTAATACTTTCATATAATCTCCATCCCATATTGCTTTGAATAAGTCCTTTACAATATGAAATATGCCTATTAATTGGTTTTTTATTTCTAAGAATAGTTCTTTATTTTTACTTGCCCATTTTTTAACTGGCCCAAATGCTTTTCTAAGAGCCATAAATACTAGTATAATAAGAGGGAAATATATCATAAAGCCCATTAGTGCTTTAATTAATATTGAGACGAATGACTTAGCCATCGCATTTACCGCAGGTAAAACCTTTTCTAATTTTTTGGCTATTTTGTCTTTTGTAAATTTTCCCAACCTAGTTATACCTGTGGCTTTACCCAAAACACCAGCACCCACTGCTAAATCTTTTCCTCTGCGACCTAACCATCCACCGGCCTGCATTCCTTTACTGCCTAACCATTTAGCATCTGAAACTGCTAATCTACCCATTTTACCTAATCTTTTACCAAATTTTGACCCTGCTGCTTGTTTACCCATTCTACCAAATGCTGAAGAAAAAATTCCTGTTAATGGTTTAAATGCTTCTTTTGCTTCAGCACCCCTTCCAAGTATTCCTTGACCTACTGCTTTAGCCCCTCCAAATATGCCCTTTCCAATGTCTTTAACATAGCCTCCAACTTTTTTAAGTTTGGTAGTCATATTAAATTCACTATCTAGCCAAACTTTAAGTTCCTTAAAATGGCCTCCTAGAATAATAAGTTCTTTTTTGAAAAATTCGAATATTTTTATTCTTTTAGAATCCTTTGTTCCAAAAAGAATCTCTCCCCATGATTGGTGTTTAGGAGCACTTCGCATAGACTTTCTCATTTCTTTTTGTTTCTTTTTCATTCTTTTCTCAAAAGAATCCATTGCATCTATATATATTTCTTGGGTTTTTCTATATGCTCTTGCTTTTGCTTCTTCTTCTTCCAAACCTTCATCTGTAAAATATTGAAGATTGGTTTTAAAATTTTCATCTTCTTCTACATTACTTCGTTGATTAGTCGTTAAATCTCCCCATGTATTCTTTGAAACTTTTTGTGACAGAACTTTTTTGCCATATATAGGGTTTGGGTAACTTGTTTCGTCATATTTCTTTTCCACTTTCATAAACATTTCATAACTTTTCTGAACGTTCTTATACGATGTCGATAATTTTTGATTTGCATCTATTGTGTCTAATGTTGCAGTTAATGCTTTCTCTTGCATTTTATAATACACTTCAAACATGTTAGATACAGACCTAAGCCTTGCTTGTAATTTCCAAGCCCATGAACCCGAAGATAGTCGAGCAAAAATAGTCCATAACTTATTGCCTGTGCCGCCTAATTCAGCAAAAGACCTTCCTATACTTTCAGTTGCTTGATTCAAAACTTGCATATCATTTGCTAAAGTATTCAAATACTTTTTTTCATCGCCTGACATATTACTTCCTCGTTGCTTTTTCTATTTCTTCGTGTTCTATTTTCTTTGCTTCTGCATATATTGATAACATATTTACTATAATATCAGCAGGTGTGTTGTATGCTTCTAAAGGGCTTACCCCAAAAGCAATACAATATGAATATAAAATAATACGAGAACCTATTACTGGGTTGGATTCTGCACCCTTTAAGGCTCTGCGTATTTCTTTTAATTTCCCTTATCAACCCCTGAAATATCTTCAAAGGGGTTAGGTAATATTTCCTTTAACTGTGCTCCAACAAACGGAGACAACCGTAAAAGTTCTATTGCACTTAATTCCGGCTCAGTCTTTTCTATAAAGTTTTCAACCATGAACTTATACATCTTGTTTAAGTCCAAATCTAAACTTTGGCTTTCTGCATCTAGTTTCATTACTGTCCCTAGTGCTTGTTCTACTTGAAGCCATGTGGGTTCTTTAATCCACACCTTCAATACATCATCTGATGTAGCATCTACTTTTAAAAGATGCATCTTTGTATCTATTGCGGCAAACAGCCGACTCTTATCATTTACTACGTTTTCCATTTTATTTTCCACCTACAATTTAATACTAACAAACAAACGATTGTTAGTGGAATATAACTTAATTATTATCTTTTTGGGCCTCCCAAGACGGCCAATTTTGACCACCCAAAACGGGAATATACCCGCATATGAACAGATGTGTTCTTGATTTTCGCCACCACCCTTCCAGAAAATGTTTTATTATCCTATCTTTAGGTCTTAAGGGGGTTTAACCCTGTATAATCCACTTTCCGGTATAGGTGCAGGTGTCTAAAGTCCGAGCCGATGCGGTAATGGCGACCTCAATCGCGCCCTTATCATCGGGGAAAGGAATATCCACACTTGTTGTAATATAATCATTAAACTTCAACACAATTTTATCTGTTGATGACTTACTAAACTCAAGTTCAATTAAACCAGTAGTATTGTCAGTTTCTGTTTGCTTTCTTAATTCATCCCAAATTGTTCTATCTGTAATTAATAGAACTAATGAAATTTCGTAAGTTCTTTGTCCGGCGGTCTGAGCACTTGTTATTGTCCTATCATAATTACCAATATAACGTTGAGCAGTTAAGTTATTAGAAATAGTAATGTTACCGCTTTTAACTCTGGCTAGTGTTTGTCCATACATTTTAATTGTTCCATCAGAATACATATATGGTATGTTATCTTCACTATCACTACTAAAATTCTTTAGTGCTGATGTGGTTCTTACTTTTCTTTTAGGAACATACCCTGTATCTGCATTTTGTGCTTTTCTACTCATAGCACTAATATTGGCAGTAACTTCCATACCTTCTTCAAAGTTAAGAGTCATGGTATTAACTTGACAACCTGTATATATTCTAGACATTACTTTTTCTCTATTTGAATCCACCATATAATTAGCATCAGTAACATTGCCTTTTTCATTTGTAACTTCTAAAGTAAAAGAAGGCAAATCGCCACTATTGTTTTCTGTAAATGTATAATCAACATAACCTGTTATTTCTTTATAAGCGGTTAATGTTTCTTCAGCATCAATTGGTGGTAAAATTTTACTATCTTCTACCCGATGTATTTTGCTTCCGTTAGAAGCAAGACCATATGATGAGCCATCTACAAGAGATGCATTTAATGTATTAGAACTAATTTGTGTTGCACTATAAGACATTTTTCCTAATGCATAATATAACCAAGAACCATTATTTAATGAAACATCAATAGATGCCTCACCAATATCTTCTGCGCCATTAAATTGAAAACCAAAGTTTCTTGTTCCACCCAATGCTAAATTCATTTGTTTAATTTGTGGTGTTACTGTTGGAGCAGTAAAGGTGCTTACTAAGCCCAACCAATTATCTGCTAAAAGCGAGGGTTTTCCACCAATCGCAGCAGGAGAATATACAGGCGCACCAAAAGAAAGAATAGTGCATTTATACCAAAGTGCAGCAGAATCAGAATCTATATTTTGTGCAAATACTAATGTTCCTTCTGTATTGCTTTTAATCATTAAAGTTTGAGTGTGGTCTTGTGATGCGCCACTAGCATTATATTTTTCTAATTTAGCCATACAACCCTTGTATAAATCTGGAACTAATCGGCTTGAATTATTAACTGTCCACTTTAATGTAGTTTTAGTAGTAGTATCTCTTTCTAAAAGAATTACACTACCTTTTGTCGTTCCAAATCCTTCCGATATTATAAATTCCATTTCTGGAACTAACGTTACTGATGCTCCTGCTCCTGTGTATATTTCATTACTTACCATTTTTTTCACCTACTTACAAACTATGTGGTTCTTCCAAACCGTTTCATGGTAACTGATATTTTATATCCTAATAATCGTTTACCTCTGTCATTAGCCTCACTTCTGCTTGTAATTTCTATCAAATCTGCTGTGTATGTATTTGAACCAACAGTTATTGTGGGCCTAAGCCCTTCGTTCTCGATGATGCTACGGACTACTTGATATAAACTTTGTAGTCTATCTCTTGAATATGTTAGGACAGTCCAATCTTTTTGATGCAAAACTCGCAAATGAATCGTAAATCCGTATTCTTCGTTTCTGACCCCCCAATCAATAGTAGGGTGAGTAATACTAGCACTGTCCTCATAAACTATAATTATTGCCTTTTCATCAGCATCAACCCGCCTTCCTTTTTGGGGTTCTATTGACCTAATATCAATAAAATTAACAGCCGATACAGCAGGCTTATGTCCATCTAAACCGGCAGATAAATTATTAGTCCAGTTGTCTTCTAATAACTTTAAGACAAATGTAACTTCATCTACCATTATATCCACCTATTGCTTTATTACAGTCTATTAATACTTGTTTTGCTAGTTTACTTGTTACTTCTTCTACAATAAATTGTTCGGTTAACGCCTTAGATGTTGGAATGCCAAGTGCTTCTTCTAATTTTCGTCTTTCTTCCCATTTTTCAGCAATTTCTTGCAAAGAACCAATTATTTTAAGCATTTCTGTATTAAACATATCAATCAATCAAATAAACTAGATTTTTCTTTCCTTCTATTATTTCTTTTGCTTCAGTAACAAGAATTTCATGCTTTTTATTAATGTCTATATTACCAGTTTCTGCAATTAATATGGTGTTATCATCAGTTAATAACACTTCTGCCGCAACTAATTTTGTTGCTGCTTCATGAATAGCAGATGGTATTCTAGAACTACCTCTAATATATGTAATTCTAATTGAATGTTTAGTTAAATATGGATAATTAGTTCTGAAAAATATTTTCCCTTCATCTTTTATTGTCCAAAATTCTTCGTTTCTTCCCTTTGTTTCGTTATCAACAAAGGAAAAAGTTTGACTTGTTCCATCAATAGTTTCAATTAAACTACAAATTGTGCCTGCATCTGATGGTAATTTAGAAGAAATATAAACCGATTTGCCGTCTTCTGTCGGGCAAGCATAGAAAAAATCAGAGATATTTCCTGAGCCGGTTGATGCAGCAGTTGCTTTTGCGCTTGTTTGCTGTGTAAAATCAGCAGTAGCATGAGGGAATATTTCATTTATAGCCGCACATATTTCTAATACTGTTGTTTTTTGTCCAAATTGGTCGTAAAAGCCATTAGCGGTGTTTTCTGTTAAGGTAAAAGAAACAGTAACAGGAGAACCAATGTCAAATTTCAAAGTGTATGCTGCTGTTTGTGCTGTTGTAGGAGGGGTATATGTGTATGAAGCAGAAGCCATATCAACATAATTATCTCCTTGCCAAACTTCTAATCTTAAAATCTTTTTAATCTTTTCACTGGTGAGTTGTATAAAACCAACATAGTCTTTATATGGCACAACAGGGTATTGGCTTTGGATAAAGGGGTCAAAATTATGAACTTCTTTTTCTATTATTTCAGGTCTAAAAGACACCTTTAAAGAATCATCTATTTTTCCTTCTACTCTTTTAATTATGCTACCAATAGCACCTTTACTTGGTGTTGTAGAATCAGTAAATTCACCACATTGTAGTAGTTCTGATACATCATCATGTCTTGTATAGTAACCTATACCAGTAGAGTAGTTTGCTGCACTACCCGCTACATAATCACTCTTTGATAATTTGCCCACCTAAATACCTCTCTAATTTATTTGTTTGTCTCATAATATAATACATGAAAGCGTTTAAATCCTGACTATAATTTGTTCTTGGTAATCCTGCCTCAACTACGCCCCTAGCCTTTTCTGCTGCTATTACTTTGCCTGATTTGTCCTCTCCTTCATCATCTGTTCCGCTAACTTCTACTATACCTTGCTTACTCGGCATCTTTCTTTTTTGACTTGTATCTTCTAATGCTCTGGTGTTAGTAATATAGGAAGGCCGTATTTCTCTTAAAGTATTAGCATAATATTTTTTAGAAGTAGTTGTATAATCAATTAATCTAACCACGTTTATCCATTTATTATTCCATTCCTCCGAATCTGCTTGCGTCAACAATAAGTTAGTTTGTTGGCCTAATTTTGGTGTTATTAATAAATCTATCATTAAGGAACTATCGCTAGGAATTAGAATTGATTTAAATGCTTCATATAATTTTCTATTATATTTTAATGCGTCAAAGTTTAATTTTACATTCTCTGGCGTTTTCCAACTTTCATTCATAAAAAGGTTTCTTTCACTATATGTAGAATTAGGTGGCGCACTTATTATTTTGGTCTCTTGAATTTTAGCATCATCTATTGCTTTTTTTTGTTTTTTCTTTGCCTTTTGCTTTTGAAACAACATTTCTATTTCGTTGCAATAATCCTTTGGTGCTTTATTTTTATTTTCTTTGAGGTTTGCTTTAAAATTTATATTATTGAGTATAAAATTTTTCCATCCTTCATCTATTTTAAAACTAGTGAATCTTTTTCCTTCTTTAAAGTCATTATATACTTCATTAGTTATCATATTAAGTTGTAGAAGTTTATCTAATATCTTTAATTCTTCGTCAAATTCCCCTTCTTGAAATGCCATTTTTCTTTTTTCTTCGGTTAATTCTATTCCATCTACATCAGTATCAAATACTTTACTTGCTAATATTTCATTAAATTCATAAATAGCATTTATTGCTTCTTCTATTCTAGGGCTACCCAGTGTATTATCTGGATGAAACGTGAATTTTTTATATGCTTTTTTGAAAGAAGGTAAACGTTTTACGTTTTGTGGAATGGGTTTAATGTCTTGTTCTATTAATAATTTATCAAATACTTTTCCCATATTTATTGTTAAACTATAAAACTCAGCCATAATCGGAATTTTAGTTTTTCTATCTGTGAGAGATATTAAGTATCTGTCAGTTCTAACATGTTTAAAAACTATAGCATCTTCTATTTCTTCTAATTCAATATTAATATTTTCATTTTTTGGTGTTTTATCTGAATTGTGTCCTCTATCAGTAAAATATTCTAATATGGGATAATAAGGTATGTCTCTTTTAATTGCTTGATTTATTTTAGAAGCAACCTCTCCTCTTGTATTAAAACTTAATGCCTTTTCCCTTCCCTTTATATCACCAAATTCAGATATTAAAGTTTCCAATCCTTCTTTTTCTGTACTTCTTATATTAGCACCAAGCCATTTTTGATTATCCTTACCAACATATTTTTTTAGTTTTTTTATCAATGACTTAAGAGTTAATTTTTCCATATATTCTTTAAGAGAAGTTAAATGTCTATCATATTCAGATTTGTCAAAATCAAAATCAACATCATCTTCTGCTATCCTTTCCATTAAAGAAGAATCTAAATAGGTTATAAAATGGTCTTCTATCTGTCCATACACACTATGAACAGGAGCAGCAATATATTTAAATGCTAAGACAACAAGTGGATGGTCTTTGGTAGCAGGCAAATCACCCTCATCCAATTCTATGGCTTGTCCAATAGAATAATCCCGTCTATTGAGGGATATTTGTTGCGGAATAGAAATAGCCATTTAACTCACTCATGCTAACCAAGCCGCCCAAGCAGCACCTTTCTGTATTAAACCTGTTAATCCAACACCAGAACCAGGCGGTGTATAGGTTGGTTGTCCTGTATTTGGGTCAATCCAATAAGGATTACCCATTGTATCATTACCTGCCGGTGGAACAGGATAACCTGATGGATTATTAAATGCTTGTTGTTGTTGCATCATCATATTATTTGCTTGCATAACAGGATTACCACCACTAATCTGTGCAGGGTTTAATCCTCCAGCATTAGGCATACCACCCATTTGCTGTGACATTTGTTGTTGAGGCATTTGAGAAGCAAAGCCTTGTGTTTCTAAATATTGTTGCTTAGCCATCTTTCTTTGCATAATAACTTCAGTATTCATACACGCTGCAAGCATATTATTAATATCTAATTGTATATTTTCAGCAGTTATTTGTTCATAATCACGTAAACAATCTGAATGAACTACTAATTCTCCACTACTACCTTGTGTAAATCTTAATTTAGATAGCATTTGACTTACTACTCGTTCTGTAACATCTTCCATCATCTTTTCTAATGCAATAAAGAAATTTTGTCCATGATATTCAAAAAATTCTTCTACATGATTTGTTTGTAACGTTAATAAATTATTAGTTACTTTAAAATGTGCAGCACTTTGTGCATCCATTTGTGTTGCTAAATTGCTATTACTTGTTCCAAATACGCCCATATTATTCTACCTCTATTTCTTTAATTTCTTGTGTAACTACTTTAGTTCCTTTGGTCATTAAACCTAATATTCTATTATTGATGGCATGACTTTCCATTGTTAATCTAAATAATTCATCTTCTGATGATTCAACGCTCATTTGAGGGGGTCGTATTGTCCAACCACCTGCCGATAATGTTTCAATATCGGATTGCCTTAATGAAGTTAGCGGTGCAGATGCTAAAATTTTAGGCACTCTTGGCTTAGGAATGTAAGCACTAAAAGAAAGCCCATGTTCTTCTGCTAAAATTTGTTGTTCTAACATTTCATATTGTTTGTGTAATGCTGCATGTTTATCACAATAAGTTCCTCTCATTGGATAACCCTTTCTAACTTTATGTAAAGGTATAGTTGGTCTAGCAGGGTCTGAATAATCCCATATTTTATGAGTTCCACATACAACACATCTATCTTTAGTATTAAACTTAAAACCAAATGGCATCTTTAAAAATGTCTTTTTTTCAGGCCAAAGGACTTTAATCATTTCTTTTAATTGTTTTTTTTGTTTGCTGCTTTTATATTCATATTTTATAATAGAGCCAGGTGCTCTTGCATATTTTAATGGTGGTAAAAAAGAACTTGCAACACTAGCATTAGTTGCACCAATTAAACTAGGTGGGTTAAACTGCATACTCATTCTAAACACCAACATTTATGCTCATATAATTCACACAGTATACTGCCTGAACAATTTTTAAAATAACTTATTTTTTTCATTTTATCTTCTCCTAATAATCTTCTATCATTGTTGTGATTCCTCTATAAACCATTTCTGAATCTGATTTTGCACTAACTATATATTTATGTGTAGGTATTCCTTTATCATTTAATTTTTGTAGTCCATCTTCAAATGTTCCAAAAATTGGATGGCTTTGTATATCTTTATAAGAATATGTATCTTTCCATAAATCAAATTTATTTGCCCATATGCCTATTCCCTTTGGATAATCATTTCTATGTTTTTTTTGTCTTTTATTAATCATATCCCAATAAGGCGAAATTATTGTATCCACTAAAAACTTCCAACATAATTGTTGTTCTATATCTATATGTTTTGCTAAATGTCTATCATCAATCATAAAAATAATGTATTCTACTTTTCTTTTTTTCATGTCGTGTAGCCATTCTCCCCAATAAAGCGATTCTCCTCCTACATCTGCTGTTCTTATTGTGTGGGTATCTCCATCTATTTTAATTGTTTTTCTTGTTGCTTTTTCCCTACCCTTAGTTCTATTTTTAATTTGTGGTACATCTCCTCTTGTTCTTAATTGGTGATGTAATGTTGTTTTACCTACTTGTGTTGCTCCATATACACCAAAAGGATGAGGGTTCATTTTTTTCCAAAATAATCCTATTTGTTCCATTACAACAATAACAAAGCCTGTCATCAAGGACATAATATTCCCTCAGACATAGGTATAGATAAAATTCCAAAAACCCTCCCATGATGATAATACAACATTAACACCAAATATGGTTAAGAGTTGTCCTAATAAAAAAGAACTTATGGTAGCCACAGTTCCCCAAATGAAGAACCTAGCCCTTAAAAACCATACATCAGCAGAATGAGCACGTTGTAAGTCATATGCTAAAGTGGTTTCATCAAATCCCATTAATACTTGTTCTAGCATCTAATTCCTCACTGTATTTTAGGAAATTCAAAGAAAGGTGTCTCAACTGGTTCTTTTGGTTGAGATTGAGGAGCAGCACTTAAAAAGGCATTTCCTTGAGGATTCATGCCCCATTGTTGATTATATTGTTGAAGACTTTGCCTGATTCTTTCTCTTTGCTTTTCGTCTTTTTGTCTTCGTGCCCAATAAGCAGAAATTCTCCTATCTAATAAGGTCATTTCTATATAATCATTTAATGCTAAGTCAAATATTGCTTTCATTACTAATATCCCACCAATAGTCATTAATGAGAAAACTACTGCATGTGAGTAGGCTGAGAAGGCCAACAAATGGCCGAACTCGGCGTAAAAGAATACATTTACGCCACATATTGCTCCTACGAACAATATTGTCATTACTAATTTTGTGTCTTTTTCCAATGCCGGCATTATTTCACCTAATTATATTGAGCAGAAACTGATACATTTACTTTAGTTCCTGCCCCACTAACTAGAACATATAATCCACTATTTACAACACAACCATGCATATCAAAATCTAAATTTTCTCTAACTGCACCAACATGCACTCTATGGATTAATTTTCCATTAAATGCTGATACGCCTTCGCCATCATAAAAATCAATAGTCATAGCGGTTGTTTGATTGTTACTTACTTTTAAAGACTGTATTTTTTGTCTCCCAATAAATAATTGTTTTTGTTGTCTTCCTGCTGTTCCATCTATTGTAGCATCAGATGCGTTAGATGAAAAAGCGTGTGTTTTTGTGCATACACTACTACTTCCCATATCAGTTCCTCCTAATATCCTTCACATCGGTTGGGTATATCAATCTTCCGTAGCAAAAGCCGTTTTCGTTGGGATTACTACAGGCTTTTCTTTCTTTTCTATTTTTTTAATTGGTTTAACCACCGTAGTTTTCTTTGTTTCTTTTTGTTTAAAAACTGATGGTTTTGATTTTGGATACATTGTATTTAAAACTTCCTTTAAGTTTTTACAATTAAATTCATGAATTAATCTCTTTTGTTGACCATCACTACAATTTTCTAATGCTTCTTTGTCTGACTTTTCAAATAGTATTTTGAAATCATCATCACCTAAATATGTTAAAGCGTGAATCGGATTAATGTCTATGGTTTCTCCTGCTCCAATAGACATTCTTTTAATTAAAGAGCGTTTGCGCTCAATTCCTAAATAAGTTAATTTTGCCATTATTAATCACCTAATGTTGTGAGTTCCGCCTCCCTGCTATTGCAAGGAGACAGAACCCACGTTATCTCTGAATAATCAGAGTATGCCGTAAACACGAACTCTAGTGCTTCCGCCATTAGCATCGTTAGCCAAAGTAGCATTTGTTCCATCTAATGAGGTAAACATAAGAGCGAAAGAAGTTCCACTCTCATAAGCACCCGCCGCAGTTGTTTCCACTGAAGGTAACACTGCATTAGCATTATCAGAACCTGTAATCAATACAGTATTGATTCTACTTAAACCAAAAGCAGAAGCAGGTATTACTGAACCTGCCGCTACTATTGATGTTACATCTACTAAGGCATCCACAAAGTATTCATCACCATGAACTCTTGGTGTAGTCATACCCTTATGGTCAGCCAAAAGTGTTACCGTATATGCTAAAGCCATACTTAATCACCTCATGCACTTGTTATGTTCGTAATTTTCCCTTGCCCTTTAAAGAAAGAGCAACCGGTTTCAGCAATTGTTCTATACATTGCTTGATTACCTAGTGTTCCTACACCAAATGGGTTTCCGTTATCAATTCCATCCTCAAAGTATTGGGTTGGTTTTAGAACAGACAACCATAAGTGGTCGGTATCTAAGACAAGCATATCGCTAAGTTTATTAGAGCCATTTCCAGTTTTGGGCATATCCTTACAAGGAATAAGGGGTATGTCATAATAAGTCGCCACACGGAAACCTACTTCTGAACCCTTTACACCTCTAACGCCGCCATGAGTAGGGATAATTTCCTTTCGGTCTAAAAACCTCTCTTGGCTTTGTAATAGGTCTCCTAAGTGCTGAATGGTATCATAGCCTGTTAGGATAACCTTTGGGCTTCCTCCATTCTCTCTTAGTTGCCTTAACATACTGTTTAGTATAGTTAGGGTCAATGGTCGTGCATCTCCTGATGCGTAACCTGCGCCATAATCTACCTGTGCATCCATAAAGGATGTATTGTATGCGTTAGACACTAATTGACGGTCTGAATTACCGTAAAGCGTTACAAACTGTGCAACTAGTCCACCTGTTGTGCTTGCTGAATCATCAGTCATTGATGCATCAACCATTGCTTCTAACTCTTGTGATGAAGAAACAATCTTTAACAAGGAGGTATAATTCTTATCCATGTTTACGGTTGTTCCGCCATCACTGTTGTTTTCTGTCTGGTCATACGCTTCAAGAGGCATTAATAGCATCTTATTCTGTGTTTCAGCATGGTGCTTGCCCATATCCTCACGGATTAAAGCGCGTAAATCACCAACACCATCATCAATCTTCGCCATTTCTAAAGCCAATTCAGAGAACTCAAACATATGAGCCACTGTTTTTGGGCTTGTGTATAGCGTTGTGTAAGAAGGTGCTTGTGCAACTAAATCAGTTCCTAACTTAGCATTCTCAGCAACACCACCAATCTTATCTGTTCGTGGAGAAGCACCACCTTCAGCAGCAGCAGAAGTTCCCGCACCACCTAATGTTGTAGAGAATGTGCTTGCTGAACCACCCGCAGGTCGGTCAGTCATTATTCTCCATCCACTTGATGTATAGGGTCTTTTAGCCAACATAGCCAAAGCATTCACTTCTTGGTTTAGCATAGACCAAACCTTTTTTCCATAAACAAGGTTGTAAAGGCTAGTTAAGCCTGATGCAGCAGTTGTGCCTGTTCCTAAATTAGAACCAGCACTTGCTCCATCGTGATGTCCATGCAAACCTGCAACAACACCAGCGGATTTAAGCAAAGCATTACCACCCATACCGCCCCTACCACCGTAGGTTGCGGCCTCTAAATCTTTCATTGTTTTAATATAGTTATTTGCCATATTTCATCATTCCTCAAATTGAGCCATGTAGTTATGTATATCTCCCCATGACATATTATCTACATCAATTGATGGAATCTCAACAGTTTGTGCCTTAATGATTTCATCATTCTTTGTCTGAAGGCTCTTTCTAAGAGTAGCGAATTCCTCTCTTAGTGTTTCAACCTCATTCTTCGCATCATACTCACTACGAGCAACATGCGCCTTTCTCATAGAAGTTTCATTAGAGAAGCGTGACTCAAACTTCTTCTTTAATGAATCGTATGCTAACTTTTCCAACTGTTCAGCCTTAAAAGCCTCATACGCCTTTTCTACGTTTTCATTTGTTAGGTCTAATGTAGAAAATTCCTCATTAGTCCATTCCTTGTATAATGGGCCAACTTGTGCTGATTGAGGTAATTTCTTTCCTTGAGATTCCTCTCCCATTAAACCGGCTTCAACAAACCCTTCAGGGCCAGTTCTGCCTTTTCTTTCGTCATCAAGCGTTTCACTTAATTCCAATTCGCTTTCATCGCTTTCGGGGGCTTCATAATCATCTTTGCCTATTTCTTCTTCATCAGAATCCATATACTCAGCCTTTTCTGTTTCCTCCTCCGCGTCATCCTTCTTTAGAGCATTAACTTGTTTCATCAACTCGTTAATCTCATTTAACGTTTCATCTAACCTTTCTGTCATTGTATCACGTTCCTCCTTTAAAATATCAAACTTTGCTTCTGGGTTTATTCCTTTTTCACAGATTGTTACTTCATGGAGTTCTAATTTGTCAATTTCGTTATATTTACCTAATTCATCATTATTTTTCTTTCTTTTACTTAAGGCTTGACCACCTATACTAAATGAACGGAGAGTTCCTTTTCTAATCCCTCTTGAAATTTCTTTTGCTTTTTCTATATCGTCTCTTAATTTAATAACAACATAAAAACCTACATCATCTACTGCTGTTTTATGAAGTAATCCATTTTTATCTCTATAAGAATCTACTACTTCTCCTACTTGAACATTAGAATGATTAGACATTACGTTTCTAAATTTCTTAGATTCCATATATTTTTCTACTGCTTCTTCTAATGCAGATAATGTAATTAAATCATTTTGTTTATCTACAACTTCAATAGACGCATATCCACCAATTATCAAATCATCTGACTTTAATATATCAAACTTGCCTTCTGTGTCCGACTTAATAACTAAGTCGGCCTGCATAATTCTTCTTTCTTCTTTCACTATATCAACCCCACCCTATTATTCAATTTGCATGGTTAATTTTTTAAACCTATCTTGGGTAATATCCCATAAATCTTCATTTTCTTTCTTATCTAGCATTTCTTGTTTATAGCCTGTCCATACTATCCATGTATCTTTTTTATTAACAGGAACAACTCTAAAGTGTAATCTAGTATCAAAACGATTTCCATCTATCCTATATTCATGATAACCATGTCTTTGAACACCTAATTCAATCTTGCCCTTATCTAATAATTCTTCTCTATCTATATTATTAGCAATTTCGGCTGGGAACTTTCCTGCTTTACCAAACAAATTAAAAATGTCTTCTGTGTCTTCTACATTTATAATCCAAGCCAATGTTTTATCTTCATAATCAATAACTAAATTAATGTTTTTGTCCTTTCTCATATATAATGCAAACTTCCCATGTTCTTCTTTTGGTGCTTTTTTTGTTATATGTGAATCATTGTAAGTAAACTTATTAGCACCAATAGGAATAAACTCATCATAATCATTCATCCAATTTTTTAATTTATTTATTTGATTAGTCCATAAAATATTAGTTTCTTCGGGTCTTTGTTTTTTGATAAATTTAAATATTTCTTCTATTTCCACACCATCTTTATTTGGGTCTTTTTCAATTAAAAAGTTCTTAATAATCCCTCTTGCTTCAGAAGATTTAGTTTTATTTATTTCCATTAATTGGTCTTTCCAATCATCTATATCTGTTAAAGCATTCTTTTCCATTAAAGAATCTCCATTAAAACCATATATAGTAAACCCTTCATAATCACCCTTTAAAATAATATCCGCTTTACCATGAATACCATCAGTTATAGTATATTTTAATAACGCATCTTGAACATCATAAGCAAGGGATTTCTTACTATCCTTTGCTAATAATTCTAAAGTAATTAATTTTTCAGGTGTTTCTACTTCAGGTATTTCAATTACTTTAGCGGAAAATAAACTATATCCTTTTCCTTTTCTTTTTACTTCATCGACCTTTACTCTTATAATAGAGCCTACTTCAACACTTTGTTTCGTGTTTAATGCTTTACCTACAGGCAAATAAGATTTACCGTCAATCTCCTTAACATTATGTTCTCTAGTTTCTTCTCCTGTTAATGGCCCAACACCAACAGAATATGAATATAAATTAGACTTTGTTTTTTTCTTATCTAAAACAATAACATCTAAATCTACAAACTTTTTCCATTTAATCCATTTAGGGTTTTTCTTGCTTCCTATGTAATAAGTTGATTCCATATCTTTAATTACTACACCCTCTGAAGTTCTAGATTGCATTATTGCTTCTGAATATTTTTCTACTTCTTTAATAGAATCTGCTATCTTTGAATTCTTTTTATTAGGGAAACCTAAATCGTCTGAAGAATGCTGACTAAACTGATAAAACATTATGTTTATTCTTTCTTTTAATGGATAATCAGATATGTCTTTATCTTCATGGTGCATAATATCAAAGACCCTTGCCTTTAATTCTGCACCCTTATATTTTCCTTTGAATAGATGAGCAATTGTATCTGCTCTATGTAGTGGTTCATCATTATCATATAATATTAATTCTGCATCTAAAATCACATCACCAAAATGTTTTGCTTTTAATTTATCTACAATGTTTTTACATTGGCTTGTAATATCTTTTTTGTTATAGGTAAATATCTTAACCTTTTCATCCATTTTATGGATTTGTATTCTAATACCATCGTATTTTTCTTGAACTAACCAGTCACCACTAAATCCCTTTAGTTCTTTTATATCGTTTATTTCAAATATTCTATACATTGGTTTATTTGGTACTATAAAATCTATTTCTGCTTTTTCTTCATTCTCATCGTTTTTTTTAATTTCTAATTGAATTAACTTATTCCAATTTTCTTCTGAGTTATTAGTCATATACACCTTTTTTAAGAGTTCAAGAGCAGCCTTGAATTTTGGTCTAATTCTTTTAGTGTCCTTATCATCGCCATAGTGTTCTATAATATATAATGGAATATCACTAACGGCTAAATCTAATCCCATTACGCTAGGTGTAATTGTGTCAGGAGGCAATTTATGTTGTTGCCATGCTTCATCAGGTATAGCACCGCTATGTGCTCTTAATGCGTAATGACAAAATTTAGCATATACATGTGCTTCTGCTAATAAAGTATCTATTACATCTTCTCCCATTTGTTTAGCAAACGGGTCATTAAGTTCTTCAGAATTAAATCTTAAATCTTTAATTTGTTTAAATAATTCTCTTGCTTGGACTGATGAAGCATCCGACACATTATCATCAAAGACTGTTTTTTCATCTAAATATTTTTTCATTTCAGTTGAGAATTCATTTAATCCATCAAAGTCATCTCTTATTTTCTTAACAGATTTCTTCCAATTTTTACCATAGGTTTTAGAGTCTTCTCTTGCAGATAAATAATTATATCTAGCATCTTCATAAAAGTCTAGCACCCGCTTTGCAAGCGAGTTTTTTTGTTTATCAAAGACACCAGATATAGGCATATTTATTCCCCAATCTCATCTCTAATTTTAGTCTTTTCTTCATCGCTACCTTTAGCATCAGGAACTTTTTGTGCCTTTGGCCTACTTAACTTAACAGTTTCACCTGTTAAATCATCTTCATTGAAATCATCTTTATTGCCGATTAATTCCACTGCTTTTTCTGTTGCTTTCTTTAGCAATTCTGCTATCTTTTCGTCTTTTGTTACTTTTTCTGGCATTAATAACCACCGCTTTCTATTTTTGAAACCATATCGCTAATTTCGCTCCATTCCATCTTAGCAATTTTATCTACATCACTATCAACTGATGTAGCAATTATTGGTGTAGGTGTTTCAGAAATAACATATCCTGATTTCATTAATAAATTATCCTCATTAAACACCGCATTCTCCAACCTATTTATTTTTTCTACTAATGCCTTCAATAACATTAGCATTTCTTCTTTTTCTTCTTTTTCGTTACTCATCTTTTTCCTCTCCTAAATCTCCCTGACTCTTAGGATAAACCATTCCTCTAAGTTGTCTATACAATAATTCATAGTCTTTCCTTAATTCAGACGCTCTAGAAACTAAATTTAAATTCCTTTCTTCAAAACTCTCAAATTTTTTCCTCATTTTTTTATCGGATTTATTAGTATCTAAATCTTGTAATTCTGATAATAAACTTCCTAACTTAGTAAAATCTTGACCCATATATTCTGAGGGTTGAGAGGATTGTAAAACCTTCTTAATCTTTTTTTGTTTTTTAGGGCTTGCCTTATCTAACATAGGGCTATATGCTTTAATAAGTTGGACATTTAACATTTTATTTAAATCGCCTTTTATCTCTCTGAGTATTTCTTCTTTAAACGCTTCATAATTTTCAGTTCCATCTTGTATCAATTGTAGTTCTGTTTCTATTTTTTCTACTCTAGTTTCTAATTCCTTATCTAAAAATGTAAGTTCATGTGGATTTTTTTCATTAATTAATCTTTCTAATTTAGCACCTGCTGTTAATATCTCCTCAATTTGAAGCCATGCCTTAAGTAATCTTTCTATTTCTTCTTTAATATTTACTGATAAATGTTCTTCAATTTCTATACCATGCATATTTGCAACATCCCGCCATTCGTCTACAAGGTTCTGTTGTAAGGCTTTAGTTCCCCATACTTCTTCTATTATTTCTTCTCCTCCTTCTGATACAATATCAGTATTAGAATAAAACTTGTTTTTTACATTATCCCAATTATCAACTAATCTATTTAATTTTCTTCTTAATTTAGACATTTGTTTTATGGAAGACCTACTATATTTATATGTGTCTGATAATATTGTTCCTACCCTTATTTCTTCTGCGGCTGATTGTTTAGATTGTAGACGTTTAAGTTCAGCAATTAAATCATTTCTTTTAGGAGAAGAATAACCAGATAGTTCTTCAATTAAAGCAATTAATTTATCTAACAGTTCAGGATTCCTTTCAAATTTACGATTAACGTCAGGGTTTAAAGTAGTAGTTCCTTCTTTAATGTCTTGCAACTGTAATAAAAAGTTTAAACTAATTAGTCCTTCATCATGCATTATATTTTGAAGTTCATCACTTATATCATGTCCAGCAATCAAATTTTGTAATACCCTAACTATTATGTTCTGTGTTTTTCCTTTTATTCTAGTAGGAGCATTTCTGCGTTTTTTCGGTTTGTCAAATTGTGTAATTAAATGAAAGAATAATTTTTCTGTTTCATCTTTTGGTTCATTCAATAAAAACTCTCTTTGTATTTCTCTTAATGCACTTACTATTATGTCATCAATGTTAGAACTATCTTCGCTTCCTATTGTATTATGAGCATCTGTTGACATTTTAGGATTAGTAAGAAAACCCCTTTCATTTTTAATATTTGAGTCTTCTAAAGTTCTTGCGTATATTTTATTAAAAATAGGTGATTTTGTTGTTGCTTTTGCTTTATCAACCAAATCTATTATTTCTTTAGTGCTAAACTCAGATGAGGTGTTAAATTCATCCGAATTTAATTTTTCTTCAAATAATTCTTGAACGCTTTTGCCTTTCAATCTTTCTTTGCGAATTAAAAACCCATCTAAGAAATCCATATTAACACCTAATAAGGTAAACTGTCTTGTAATTTTTTACTAACCTTTTTCTTTGGTTTGCCGATATAATCGGGAACATCGCTACTAGCAGGCCGTTCTATTTTCTTTGCATCTGGGTCTACCCCAATAAAATCAAATTTATTGCTGGTATTTATAGGATTACTATTCCTCATCTCATTTCTTGCTTTCTTCAATTTTTTCTCTAAATCTTTTACTTTATCTGTCATATTTTATCCTCCATTTATTCGCTATGAAAATATACTGACATTTTTGTCCTTTTAACCTTTTCTTCCATATTTTTATATTTACGTTGTAAACACCTTTCATATTTTCCATATTCTCCGGCGCCAATTTTATTTCTGTCCCTATAAGCCCCAGATACTTCTAATTCCTCTTTACTTTGTGGTCTGAAACGAAAAGGTTGTTTTATATTTACGTTGTAAACACCTTTATTATTTTCCATATTCTTCTGTTGCTTGCTCTCCAAATTGCGATACATATTATCCCTAACCTTTATGTGCCTTTCTTTATCAAACGTTACAGTAACAATAGTATTATTTAACGGCCTGTGCCAACTAAACACTAATCCTGGAATTCGCTCACCAGGCATTCTAGTTTTAAAGTCTACACCATCCCAATTTATACTTTCCCAGTTATAACAACTCTCCATAGATTCTATTTCCCTTAAAAACCGTTCTGTTTCCCATCTAACAAAAGGACTATTTAATTGTTCAAATGTGGCGTAATATTTATCAAAACTAGGTGAATCTCTAGTATCTTTATCAAAACTAATTGTTGTTTCAACCCCCCAAGCAGGCTTACCAAAGAATCTATGAAGAAACATAAACATTTTAGTCATATGTTTTCCCTGTTTTCCTTCTTTTGGGTCTAAACCACCTTTTATAATAGTAAACCAAGCCATTTCAGGGTATCCTCCTTTCGGTTCTTGAATCTACATTTTGATTACCTGCTTTTGTGGGTAAGCCACTAAATCTTTTATCTGGCCCTGTTTCCATAGAGCCTTTATTTCTTGTTTTTGGAGGTTCTGATTTAGTTTTTTCAGGAACCCCTGCTTCTGCCATACTAGGTTTACTACCTGCTTCCATCATTTGTCCTAATTGTGATTGGTCTATATTTGTTCCTGCGTATGGGTCTAATTCAACTTCTCCCCCTTCTTTCGTAGGTTTTTGTGGTTCTGGTTTTTCTTTAGAATAAGAAAACCTGCCTTTATCATCCATAGCAACTTCAAAGCCTAAGTTCTTTATTGCACCCGCTACTTGAACTTCCATTTCTCTCACTCTTAATTTAAATATTTCATCTTCTTCTTCAGAAGGTGGTAGTTTTAACACCCAATCTGTAATTCCAAATTCTTTCATTATAAAAGGGAATACATAATTATTATAAATTGTTTGGGCCATTTCTACTGCACGATTAGTAACAAGTATTTGCATGCCCTCATTATTTAATCCACCACTAGCAGAATTATCTGACATAAATACTTTACTAACACCATAAAAGCCAGAAATTCTATCCCTTAAATCATCTTTAACAGCAACATAATCCATCTCTTTTAGGCTATCCATAAACTTAATCCATTCAATAGAACCCTTACCATTTTCTGCTTCAATACCCATCACAGGAATAAAGTGAGGGTCTTGTTCCATCTTCTCTTTGACCCCACGCCAAAAGGATTTCATAGATTCTATGTTTCTAGTTTGAACTGCTAATAGTCCTCTCGGCATTCTACTCTTTGAATATGAAGAATTTACATAATTTTCCATAGCAAGTAAAGTTGTTATATGATTCCACAAAGTAAGAACTGGTGATAAACCATATAATCTACTTGGGTTATATTTACTGAAATGTAATACTTCACCTTTAATATAATGTTGTTCTTCTCCATTACATCTATTTATATAATATATTGGATGCATTGGTGAACCACAATCATCACACATACCAACAGGGTTTTCTGTTATTTGGCTTCTATGATTTAAACAAGTAAACCCTTGTGTTCCTTTTTCACCATTCTCATCTGTATAAATAGCCATAGTAACGGGGTCGCCCCTATACATTTCCTTAATTTTATGAAGTTTAATTTCTCCATCATTAGTAAGATAATATTCTTTCTTTAATATAATATAAGCATCATCCATAATATTAAGGTCATCTTCTAGTTCTTTTAATACATCAATAAACATTTGGTCAGAATCATTAATATATCCCTCTAAGAATTTATGAGAGTATTTCAATTGTGACCTATCAGGTTTAGTTAATTTAATAGATTTACATTGAGTGCAAGATGGAACAGGCTCTTTGTGTTTATGCCCACAATCACCACATTTATATGCAAATGCTTCTTCCCATAAATAACCTCTTCTAAATATTTCATTTTTTAATTGTGTTGTGCAAGTTCTAACAATAACAGATTGTTGAGCAACATGATACAACACAGGAGACGTAATCATATAATCTGTGGCTTTTTCCTGAATACCAGGATTAAACACCTTTGCATCTTTAGGTGTTGGTGTAGCCCGCCTAAACAGATTAGCCACACTAAATCTTCTTTTTTCTGTCATTGTCTATCCCTCTTCATATCTGCGAATTGACCTTCCCAAGAATAAAAGTGTTCTCCACCCTCTATTCTACCCCTACTAATCGGATGATAATCATCTAGTATCTTTTGTCCATCTTTACGCTCATGTTTTGAATCTGATTTTACTTCCTCTAAAGCCCATATGTAATTACGATTTTTATTTC